TTATTTAAAAAATAAGACTCTCTTTCTTTTTGTGTAAATCCATATTCTCTTGCCATTAGATTATGTATCCTTTACCTCTTAATTCGTCCTCATCATCTTGTGATAATACTTGACCACTTTCTTCAGTAATTATTGGTGGTGTTATTAAATTGAACTCGGTTCCTGTCTGTGTTGTGAAAGTTTCAGGTAATCCAAATTCTTTGTAGTATCTACGTAAAACTTTATTTTTAAAAATATAATCTCTAATTACAACCGCATAGTCTCTTAAGTCTAATGCTATTTTTAAATCAATTTGCCAAATTTGTAATTTAGAAAAATCTTTTAATTTTCTTTTCTTTCTTTGTGGTGGAAATACTGAGATAACTTTTACAATCAAAGAATTTAATTTATCGTTTGAAATGTTTTCATCAATACTTTCAACGTCTTCTGTTTGTCCTCTACCTCTACCTTTAAAAAATAAATTAGTAATAGATTTAATCTGTGAAGCTTTATCACTTTTAGCCTGTAATATTCCGTCAATAAAATCTATAACAATAGGTCTAAATGGGTCAGTAATTTGTCCCGTATCGGCTTTAGTTTTTATTTCCTCAACCGCGTCTATAATGTCATCATCATTAGGGGTGTCTACATTATTAGGTGGTGTGAAAAAAGAAAATTCTTGATTAATATTTCTTAAATATCTGTCATTGAAAAATTGTTGTTTGTTTTCAATACGAACACTTTCGGTTATTCCCTCTGCAGCTTGACCTTGATTGATTGGGTCTTCAATAGAAACTAAAAATCCATCATCATCTCTTGTGGGATTATTAGCATCAATAGAGCCAGACAATTGTTGTTTGTCAATAAGGTCTAATACTTTTTCTCTTTGTTCTGTTATATCAGCATCAATAAGGTTTTTGTAAGTATCGGACTTTAATCTTGCTTCTGAAAGTAAATAAGGCATTTTATCTAACTACTCTAAACTCGTTATCTTCGTCATAAAAATTAATTTGTTCATCCGTTGTTCCACTACCACTAACTACCTTGATACAAAAACGATAATTTCTTTCTGATTGTAATCCGTTCATCATTAAGTTAAAGAAATTACCAGATGAATCACAACTAATTTTTGAACCACTACCATAAGGTATTATTACCTCTTCTGTTTCTGCATCTCTAACTTCATAAAAAGCAGATGCACTTGGTAAGAATTTTACAGTAAGTTCTGAAGGTGTTGTTTCAAATGTGGTGGTAGGAAATAACTCTCTACCCACTAATCTAAATTTTACAACTGAGTCCTCTTTATATTCTGGTCTTAGGTTTTTAAAATATATTTTTAATCTTTCTAAATCTGTTGAACTTAAAGCTGATAAACTACCTGTTGAAAAACTTGAATCGTCCCACACTACTTCTAATTTTGGTGGATAGATTGTATGTGTTTCTCTTGAGAAATATTTTAAATTTCCTAATCTATCAGAACTACTTTCGTCCTTTGTTGTATCACCACCAGGATTAAATGAGAAATCACTTGAACCTGTATATAGAGATTCTCTTTTTACCAAAAAGCCTCTATTTGGAAATAATGAACTTGAATAAATGTGATTCTTAACTAAGTCTGACACATCTACTCTTAAATCTTTTCTATCAAATGTTAGTCCGTATGACGCACTTACTGAGTATTGTCCGTTCATACTACCTGTGAACCACGCACCACCATCAAGTAATACTGAACCTGTGACCCAAGGTGTTTGATTTTCGTGGTCTCTAAACTGATAACTTACTCCGTCTTGGGTTACGGGATTGTGGTCAAGTTTACCTGTTCCTTGTTTCCAATTACTACCACTAACCATATATACGAAAACATTTTGTTCAGCTTCTACTTCTTCTGATGTCGCATCATATAAATTTAAAAAGTATTTTGCACTTTCTGGTATCTTACCACTTTGTATAGATTGAGATATAAAAGAATAATCAAAATCTATTAATATTCTTGATATGTTTTGAACACTTCCGTTTTCAGCGACTTCTTTGTTTATTTCTAAAATTTCATCTAAGCCTGTGTTTCTTGATGATGTAGTTGCACCTGAATATATGGTAGCATCTCTTTTATTAAATTCAAAATAATGCATTATCTATCTCCTACTACTCTACCCTCAATGTCCACGTTTGGAAATTTTACCTCAAATATACTTGGGTCTAATGAAGGATAGACGATTCCGTCTCTTGTAGCTGCATCTGTATCATAGACATTTCCACTATATCCGTCTGCAACTTTGTGTTTATTTTCAATAACAATAAGATTTTTATTTGGATTATTATCTTGTGGTGGAACTACCGTAACAACTCCATCAACTAATCCAATCACATAAGCTATATCACTCAATACGATTGGTTGATTTATTTGCCATTTTTTAGTTTCAAAGAATTTTTTAACTTGTTGTATAGCGTTAAATAATACTTCGTTTTTGTTAAATCCTCTTTTTACCGTGATTGCAAATCTAACTCCAATGTTGATAATATATCCGTCCTTAAGATTTATAGCATCTGTCAAGACCCTAAATTGAGAAAGATATATTTTAACATTTTGTTTTACAGCTTCATTTAATCTTGTAAGTTTTCCGTCACCAGTAAACCCTAACAAATACATATTCAAAGCTAGTGGATTAGGTATGACATCTATGGACTTTATTCTACGAACCTCTCCGTCCACAACCTCTAATTGTCCCTCTTGTTCTAATTGTTCGTCTTGAACAATAAATGCTTTAGCTATGTTTCCAAACTTTTGTGGTAATGAATAAACTCTTGTAATATAATCTTGTCTTGTTACTGCCCTATTCTGTGCGTTGAAAAACGCAGATGCATTTTCTTTTATCTCATCAAGTGTTTCTTGACTAGCACCACCAGTAGCTCTTTCTAAATTATTTACAGTCAAACTTTCATCAACTTCGGATTGTGTGGTTGCACTTAGACCTGTTGTTGAGTTAGTAAGATTTTTTTCTAATATTCTGTTTACTGAGTTAGCAGCTACATTATGTTCTATAGCACCACCAAAAACATATTCTATTGTTAGTGTTGTATTACTTGGTGCTAAACCGAAAGTTCTTGTTTTTAAAAAATTAGCTGGGTCATATGATTCATCTAATCTCGACACACCAAAACCTAATGATGAACCAACATTGTCAGGATTAGGTATCAACTCCTCATCAGGATTTGAACTAACACCACTACCAAATTTTATTTCAGTCTTGTTATCATCGCGAACTCTTGTTGTAAATCTTCTAGCAGTTTTAATAAGTTTTAACAAATAAGGTGCATCGTTTTTATGTTGTGAAAGACTTGGGTCGTTCAGACTTGTGTTTTCTTCTGATTCAAAAACTGTGTCTTGTGCTAAAAATGGAACCTCATAGAATTTATTTCCTTCACTATCTGTAATGGAAATAATTTCACTTACATTAGATTCAGCTAATATAACACTATCAAATTCTTTTGCATTACCGAAAGTAAAAGTTTGAGTTTTTCTTATACCGGATTTTGCTAAACCTTCTTTTGTTAATCTAAAATTAGTTGGAACATTACCAGAAGCTGGCTCTAAAGCTGTTACGTCCATTGGGTCCAATGAGCTTGACACTTTAAAATCAACATCATCTAATAAATTGAACTCAACATTATTAGTGGAAAGGAATCTACTATCAGATTCTAACCTAACTGCAAAATCTAAATCTGGTGCGAATGTTCCACCACCCAAATCTTTAGCTGGAACATCAAGTGTAAACGATAACTTTACGGTTGAAGGACAAGCTAATTTTGGTTTATATCCTAATGATTGTGCAATTTCTAAAACATTTTTTCTCTCTTCTGCTTGATTTAAAAGTGTTTCTCTAAATTGATTATCAACGTAATAATTTAATACGTCTCCAACATAAGATGCCATTTCAACAAACATCATACCTGGTGATGCCTCGTTAAAGTCATTGTATTGTGATGGGAAGTAAGTTTTTGCAAACTCTATCAAGTTAGCTCTAATGTCTGCAAAGTCTCTCCCAAGATAGTTTACATCTTTCTTAACTATCTTTTTATTTGTTCCGTAATCTACCTCTTTTAAATTAGTCGTAGGCATTTTTATTCTCCGATATTAAATTGTAATTGTAGTGCATCTATTGAGTTTGGGTCAAGTGATGTAGAATATTCTATTTGTATTCCGATTGAATTACCACTCTCATTTTTATCAACAAAAATTTCTTGTATATTGATATAAGGTAATTGTCTATCCACGGCTTCATTAATTATTTCTGCAATACTATCCTCTGCTATGTCGTCAAAGTTTTGAAATAATAATCCTTTTAAGCCAGAACCAAATAAAGGCTGCATTACTCTTTCACCTGGTGTTGTTAGTAATAGGTTTCTCAAATTAGATTTTGATTGTTCTTGAATTGTTTTTGATTGGAAAAAAAATCCATTTAATCCATAAGATAATGGGAATTTTATTCCTACAAAAATATCATCATTGGTATCTATATCTCTTACACTTTTCGCCATTATGGTCTGTAATTACCCTCGCCTTTTTTCTTTTTGTCTATAGCTTTCATTAAGCCTGAATAATCACGAGTTAATGCATTTACTACATCTTCAGGAACTGCATCTACGTTGACACCTTGTTTCTTGATTGTTTCAACTGCACCGACTTCTCGTGCTTTTTCTTTATTACTACCCATACCTAAATCACCATATCCTAATACTTCGGCCATATTATCACTTCCTAATACACCACCGCCCAATGTAGGATAGTCATCAGACTCTTG